CTTCCGCCGCAACGTGGGCAAGGGATACGGTCGCTTCTGGCGCGGCATCATCATGGACCGTGAGTACAAGAACCTCGACGACCTGGTGCAGAAGTCAATGCGCTGGTTCCCGCAGTTCAACGATGGTGCGCGGTTCCTGAGCAGCAAGTCCGATTACAAGTGGGTGTGGCCGACAGGCGAAGAACTGCTGTTCCGCGTGGTGAAGAAGCCCGGTGATTACTGGAACTATCACGGTCACGAGTTCCCGTTCATCGGCTGGAATGAGCTGACGAAGTACCTCAACAGCGACTTGTTCGAGGCTATGATGTCCACCAACCGTACCTCGTTCGTCCCCGCGCTTCACTCGCCGGTGGACAGCGAGACCGGTGAAATGCGCATGCTGCCGCCGATCCCACTCGAGGTATTCGCCACTACGAACCCGTATGGCGTCGGGCACATGTGGGTGAAGCGTATGTTTATCGACCCCGCCGAGCCTGGCGTGCCCGTCGTCAAGGAAATCAGCGTCTTCAACCCGCGCACGCAGACCCGCGAAATCATCCGCAAGTACCAGGTGCGCATCTTCGGCAGCTATAAGGAAAACCTGTTCCTCCCGCCTGAATACATCGCCGAGCTGGAAAGCATCACCGACGAGAACAAGCGCGAGGCGTGGCTGCACGGCAACTGGGACATCGTGGCCGGCGGCGCATTGGACGACGTGTGGAAGAAGGACGTGCACGTGGTGCCGCGCTTCAAGGTTCCACCCAACTGGAAGATCAAGCGGTCGTTCGACTGGGGTTCCTCGCATCCCTTCAGCGTGGGTTGGTGGGCTGAGAGCAACGGTGAAGAGGTGCGCATGCCCGACGGCACCAAGCGCCGATTCGCGCCGCGCTCGCTGATCCGCATCTATGAGTGGTACGGCAGCAAGGGCGCGACGAAGTCCGTGGGTGGCCTGCTGCCGAAGTCCGGCGAGCTGGGATTCAACCAGGGCGTGAAGTTCAGCACGAAGGACATCGCCACCGGGATCAAGGTCATCGAGCGCCACCTGCAGAAGGAAGGGTGGATTGGCCGCAAGGTCGACGCCGGCCCCGCTGACAACCAGATCCGCGACGTGCGCGAGGCCGACGTGCCCACGATCGAAAAGAAGTTCAGCGACGAAGGCATCACGTGGAAGGAAAGCGACAAGAGCGCCGGCTCACGAAAGATCGGCCTGCAGCTGCTGCGTGACCGGTTCGAAGCGAGCGTGGACGGCGAAGGTCGCGGCATCTACCTCATGGACAACTGCCGCGTATCGATCGCCGGCCTGCCCACGCTTCCGCGCGATGAGGAGAACATGGATGACGTGGACACGGACGCCGAGGATCACTTCTATGACGACACCCGTTACATGGTGCTCGAGGTCGACGCAGACCTGGCCACCGACATCCGTTCCCTGCGTCCCTACTGAGGAAATGAGCCATGGCTGAGAACATCGACTACGTGCTGCCGGAGGTCGTGGAAGCGATCAAGGACTGGGAGCAGATTCGCGACGTGGTGAACGGCGAGTCCGCGGTGAAGAAGCGCGGGAAGTACCTGCCGTACATCATGCCCGAGGACAAGAGCGAGTTCAACAAGAACCGCAACGCCGCCTATGCGCAGCGCGCGGTGTTCTACGGTGTCACGAAGCGCACGCTCAAGGGCATGATCGGCCAGGTCGTCGCCAAGCCTGCCGTGCTCACCGTACCCGAGCTGCTTGACTTCATCCAAGACGACGTGGATGGCGGTGCCGTGTCGATCGAGCAGCAGTCGCGCCAGGCACTGAGTGACTCGCTCAGCGTGGGTCGCCTGGGCCTGCTCACCGATTACCCGATGGTCGACGGACTGCCGGCGCGCCCCACCCGCGCTGACTTGCTCGAGGGCCGCGTGCGGCCGAGCATCCAATACTACTTCGCCGAGCAGATCATCAACTGGCGAGTCGAGATGGTGCAAGGCCAACGCAAGCTCACGCTCGTCGTGCTGCTGGAAAAGTACATCAAGTCCGACGACGGGTTCAAGAAGGAAGAGGCCGACCAGTGGCGCGTCCTTCGCCTGGTCGACAACGAGTACGTCGTGCAGGTGTATCGCAAGGACGAGGCCGGCATGTTCATCGTCGTCCCCGAGCTGAGCGCGAAGCCGCTTGACTCCGCGGGTAAGCCGTTCGATGAGATCCTGTTCACCGTCGTCGGTAGCGACAACAACGACCCCGGCATCGATGATGCACCGCTCATGGACATGGCGTCGCTGAACCTGGCGCACTACCGCAACAGCGCCGACCACGAGGAGAGCGCATTCATCATGGGTCAGCCGACGCCGGTGATGGGTGGCCTCACGAAGGAATGGGTCGAGGAAGTCTGGACCAACAAGGAGCTGATGCCGAACGGCGTCGCGCTCGGCTCGCGCTCGCCCATCCCTCTGCCGCCGAACGGCTTTGCCGAGTTGCTGCAGGCACAGCCGAACACGCTGGCCTTCGAAGCGATGAAGCACAAGGAAGATCAGATGAAGGCGCTCGGTGCGAAGCTGGTCGAGCCCAAGACTGGCCAGCGTACGTTGGGCGAGGCGCAGATGGACGAGGCCAGCGAGGCCAGCGTGCTGATGAGCTGCGCGAAGAACGTCAGCGCCGGCTACACGCGATGCCTCAAGTGGGCCGCGCGCTTCGCAGGTGCACCGATCACTGACGACCTCGGCTATGAGCTGAACACCGACTTCGAAATCTCGCGGATGACCGTGCAGCAACGTCAGCAGTTGCTCGCCGAGTGGCAGGCCAACGCGATCAGCACCACCGAGTACCGCGCGATCCTGCGCCGTGCCGGCGTGGCCACGCAGGAGGACGAGGAGTTCCAGGAGGAGGTTGACCAGCAGACGCAGAAGGACCTGGAGACGCAGACCGCGATGTTCGCGGCGCAAGGCGGTGGTGACGGTGGCTTCGGCGGCGGTCAGGAGTAAGCCATGGCACGCAGCGCACTCACCAACTCGGCGGTCCGCCACCAGGTGATGCTGGAGCGGCTCAAGGCTGCCGAGGCTCGCGAGTTCAACAAGCTGATCCCGGTGCTCGAGCGCCAGGTTCGCGAGACCTTGGCTGCGTTGGGAGAGCCGGTGCAGTCGCTCACGCGAGGTCGGCTCAACGGCTTGCTGCGTGAACTTCGTGCCGCCCAAGCCGCCGCGCTCGAGCAAGCGCAGGACAAGCTGCTCCGCCGGCTCCGCAACATCGCCGCGTATGAATCCAAGTTCGAGGCCGAGTCGATCACGGCGCAGACGCCGCGCGGGTTCACGTTCGCAGCTGCCACGACCGAGGCTGCCTGGGCGAGCGCCACCGCCGTGCCGTTGAGCGCCACGGGCGACCTGCTCGAACCGTTCGTGCGCGACATGACCAAGCGCGAGGTCGACACCATCAACAAGGTGATCATGCGCGGGTACAGCGAAGGCTGGACCAACGATGAAATCACCCGAGTGCTGCGCGGCACGAAGAAGCTGAACTACAAGGACGGCTTGATGTCGTCGCTGGGGAAGCACAACTCCACCCTGGTTCGTACTGCCGTTCAGCACGTCAGCAACCAGGCGCGCGAGGCTACCTGGGAAGAGAACGACATCACGCAATATCGGTGGGTCTCCACGCTTGACGGTCGCACGACTTCACAGTGCCGCTCGCTCGACGGAAAGATCTTCACCATCGGCAAGGGTCCGCGCCCACCGATCCACATGAATTGCCGTAGCACCACGGTCGCCATCATTCCCGGCCTGGAGAACCTCAGCGACATCCTGACCCGTGCTTCACAGGACGGCCAGGTCAAGGGTTCACTCACATATTATGAGTGGTTGAAGACGCAATCCGCACAGTTCCAGGATAGCGTGCTCGGCCCGGTGCGAGGCAAGTTGTTCCGCGACGGTGGCCTGAGCGCCGAGCGGTTCGCTCAGCTCCAACTTAGCGCAGTTTTCGAACCGCTGAGCCTGGAGGAAATGCGAAAACTTGAACCACGCGCGTTCTTGCGCGCAGGAATCGAGGACGACGACTAGCCTGTTCTCACAGAATCTGTCCTGGTATAGGATCGCGCCCGATGAACGCACAGCCACAAAACTTGGGTGAAAACGACGTGGTGCACACCCGTCCTGGCCTCAACGACGAGGACACGGTTGTGCTCACCGATCCAGGTCCCGCCAGGTGCAACGGCGGCGGTCCCGAGCCGGACATCACTTCCCGCCGCGAGTCGCGGTAATCACCAAGAGAGAGTCTCTCATGAGCACGAAGTTGAACATGGTACTGGACAACCTGGACGGCGTCGATGAGTCGCTGCATGGTCTGTACGAAGAGCGCGACGGCAAGTTCCATCTGCAGGTCGACGGCTACGAAGACCCGGCGGCGCTCAAGCGCGCGAAGGACCACGAGAAGGAAGCTCGCAAAAAGGCCGAGAAGGACCTGAAGGAACTGCGTGAGGAGTTCGAGCAGTTCCGTGCCGAGCAGGAGAACAACGCCGACGACAAGAACCGCAAGAAGGGTGACGTCGCCGCGCTCGAGCAGTCGTACAAGGACAAGATCGCCAAGCTCGAGGAGAAGCACGCCAAGGAACTCGAAGGTCGCGACACCCAGATCAGCAAGTTGCTGGTCGACAACGTCGCCGACAGCATGGCCGCGGAGCTGAGCGACGCGCCCGAGCTGCTCAGTGAAATCATCCGCAAGCGCCTCACCGTCAAGGACGGCGAGACCCGCGTGCTCGATGCGAACGGCGAGCTGAGCGCCACGACGGTGGACGAACTCCGCGAGGAGTTCCGCTCCAACAAGAAGTACGCCGCAGTGATTCGCGGCAGCCAGGCCAACGGCGGAGGTTCCGGCGGTGGTGGCAAGGGTGGCGGTGCCACCAAGTCCTTCAAGGACATGTCCGAGAAGGAACGCACGGAACTCGCGCGCACCAACCCCGCGGAATATCAGCGGCAGCTGGACGCGTACCGTGCGGAGTCGAAGACCAACTACTGACCCGCAACCTCAATCCGCAAGGAGTAACACACCATGGCCAACACCGAACTCACCGACATTTTCGTGCCGGAGGTGTTCCAGTCGTACCAGGTCAACGACACGGTCGAGAAGACCGCGTTCGTCGAGTCTGGCGTCGTCGCGCTGTCGCCCACCCTGGACCAGCGCGCGGACAGCGGCGGCATGCTCACCACCATTCCGTTCTGGAATGACCTGGACGCGAGCATCGAGCCGAACTACTCGAACACCACCTACACCGACATCGCCACCCCGCAGAAGATCGACAGCGGCGAGCAGACCGCGCGCATCGCCTACCTGAACGAGGGCTTCTCCTCGAGCGACCTGAACAAGGAGCTCGCCGGCTCGGATCCGATGCAGCGCATCGCGAACCGCGTCGACAGCTACTGGTCGCGCCAGTTCCAGCGCCGC